GCTGACCTGACCGACGCTGACCTGACCGACGCTGACCTGACCGACGCTGACCTGACCGACGCTGACCTGAGCGGGACAAACTTGACCGGGGCAACCTTGACCCAGGCTTACCTGAACGGGGCGAACCTGAACGGGGCCGACCTGACCGGAGCGAATCTCACCAAGGCCAACCTTGAAAACACGGATCTGAGCAAGGCCAACCTGACCGGGGCGATCTTGACCGAGGCTTACCTGAGCGGGGCGACCTTGACCCAGGCGATCTTGGCCGAGGCCGACCTGACCGGGGCCGACCTGCCCAAGGTGGATCTAGCCTGGTCGAACTTGACCGGGGCAAACTTGACCGGGGCCTTCCTGACCGGGGCCTTCCTGACCGGGGCCGACCTGACCAAGGCCAACCTTGAAAACACGGATCTGATCAAGGCCAACCTGACCGAGGCAACTTTGATCGAGGCAAACTTGACCGAGGCGGACCTGACCCGGGCAACCCTGACCTGGGCGAACTTGACCTGGGCGGTCTTGGCCGATGCTTACCTCACCGAGGCCGACCTGACCAAGGCCAACCTTGAAAACACGGATCTGACCGGGGCTGCGTTGACCAAGGCTCAGCTACCGTCCGGCTTTTTCCTGAGAGGGACAAAAAGGGGAAAGGATGGCGAATCCCCATCCGGGGNGNCCGGGGTGGCGATATAGGAGGAAGCCGGAATCGAAACCAAAGAGTGAAAAGAAATGACAAAACTCGACAAGACCAAGCCCAGAGACGCCTGCCTAAAAGGAAAGGATCTGACCGAGGCGAATCCGACCTGGGCCGACCTGACCGGAGCCGACCTGCCCTGGGCACACATGACCTGGGCTGACCTGACCAACGCGGATTTGACCAACGCAGACTTGACCGGGGCCGACCTGACCGAGGCAACCTTGACCGGGGCAAACTTGACCGGGGCCTTCCTGACTGGGGGCAACCTGAAAGGAAAGGACCTGACCGGAGCGAACCTCACCAAGGCCGACCTGACCGAGGCGAACCTGGCCCAGGCAAACCTGACCGGGGCGAACCTGGCCCAGGCAAACCTGACCGGGGCAAACCTGACCGGGGCGAACCTGGCCCAGGCAAACCTGACCGGGGCGATCTTGACCGAGGCTTACCTGACCGAGGCGAACCTGGCCCAGGAAAACCTGACCGAGGCGATCTTGATCGAGGTTTACCCGAGCGAGGCGACTTTGCCCCAGGCGATCTTGGCCGAGGCAAACCTGACCGGAGCGAACCTCACCAAGGCCAACCTGACCGGAGCGAACTTCACCAAGGCAATCTTGACCGAGGCAAATTGCCTCGGGGTGGATCTAGCCTGGTCGAACTTGACCCAGGCAACCTTGACCAACGCAGACTTGACCGGGGCCGACCTGACCGGGGCTGACCTGAACTGGGCTGATCTGACCGGGGCTAACCTGACCAAGGCCAACCTGACCAAGGCTTACCTGGCCTGGGCCGACCTGACCAAGGCCGACCTGACCAAGGCTTACCTGGCCGGGGCCGACCTGAGCGGGGCCGACCTGACCGAGGCTGACCTGACCTGGGCTGATCTGACCGGGGCTGACCTGACCGAGGCTGACCTGACCGGGGCTGACCTGACCCACGCTGATCAATCCAAGGCTCGGCTACCTTGCGCCCTCACGATTTGAGAAGAACCAAACCATAACAAACAATCAAAGGATCAAAGCCGTGTTAAAAGCTTCCGAACTTAAAGTTGCAAGAAAGATCAACCGTGAGTTTTCGGAGGAAATAGCAGAGGAGATTTATTTATATCTAACTAGTAAGCACCTTACCCATTATCCCATAACTAAGGAAGATCAAATCCACCTGCAAGAATTGGCGGAGAAGCTAGTAAAGCTAGGTAAAAAGAAACCACGCGATCTTAAGTCTATTAAGGAGATACTGGGTGAGATCATATCCGGTGAGGATCTGTTCTACAGATTGACTGAACCCTACAGATTGACGGAACCCTAAATGCAGGCACAAATCAGGACCGGCTTAGGACAGCGCATCAAGGATGCGCGATCACGGCTAAATATAAACTCAGCTGAACTTGCGCGCAGGGCGAAGCTGAGCCGGTCTGCCATTAGTCTGTACGAAAACGACAAGCGGTTTCCTTCATACCATACGCTACGCAAACTATCATTTGCGCTTAGTGTATCAATCGATTATCTGGCGGACGCCGGCGGGAATCAATGAACGAAAGCCAAGACATCCTAATTTCCGAAACTCTGCACTCAGCCATGAGTGCAGCTCTTACCAACCAAGAGTTCGCAAGCAAAGGAGCTAACTTTTTAAAAAAACTCTATAGTGATACCTATGTTGAACTCACGGCAGCGCGCCGCGCGCCCGATGACCCCATCGGATACTCAGAAGAGGTTGAGGAAGTTTTGGACGGCGTTATCATCTCTACGATGTATAGATTGATAGACAAATGCAGGTATTTTAGATGGTCTTTAAAAGAGCTACCGTTGGAGGAAGTAATGGTAGAATATAATACCATACTCGAAAGATCCTATTTCCTACATAACAAAGCCCTTTACAAATTTATAGCAGAGACCTTAGCAGCCGAAGAGGGAGTGGCTCCCCTCGCATGGCTGGGATGCTATCCGCATTCGGTAGTGCTAAAATCTGCAAAATGTCCTTGACATCCTGCAAGCTTGCAGATATGATGTGTCCATCAATTGAGAAGACAACTAATGAAGAGAGATCAGAACATGACCCCCAACGACACGCTCGACGAGATGGTAATCTATGCACTATCTAATAAAGATTTCGCAGGTTGGGCATATCTCGATGTAAAAACCAAGGATAAATACTTGCGCGCCACTCAAAGCATCCTGCAAGCGGGTATGATCTTACGTCCATTAATCGATGAATACATGAAATCGAACGCATTTGTCGACATGAATACGTATGGCGCGCGCGATAACTGTGGGGAGCAAACTTATGATTTAGAGCCATTCTTGCGGCATATTCTATACCATATAGTAAGACATGATAAATGGATCATGTCATGGGCTGAAGCCGACCAATTGGACGACATGTCTAAGCTGGATTGCCCTGTCCTTCGGCATATTCTATACCATATAGTAAGACATGATAAATGGATCATGTCATGGGCCGAAGCCGACCAATTGGACTACATATCTACGCTGGATTGCTTAGCCAACGCTGGGCTTATAGAGGTGAAACCAGATGAATATTGGAAGTGTGATTCCAAAACCCTAATACGCTGGTTTCTAGAAAACCTTGGTTTGGCGAGGAAGAGCACCACGCGGCATTAGAAAGACGGTTACGGAAATTAGGGAACTTTTGAGCAGATTCACTTTCTGAAAGGTGAACCTGCTCAACTGAAAGGATAACCGCCAGCTGGCGGTTATTTACTACACAGATGCTTCATCAACAAATCCTCGAAACTCTTTACTAGCGCTGCCGAGATTTCCCTTTTTGCGTAAGCAGCTAGTGCCGTTTTGAAGTCTACCAGATCTTTCGGATAATCCGGGGACGTAATCCATTCTTCCATTGCCTTTAAGAACGCCGATTGGCTCTCGAAAGAATCTACGCATTTGCGAAGATGGCTAGTATGTTTGTCAACCGCATGAGATAAGTCGCCGTCGAAATCCACCGTAGCGAAATCCACAATCCATTCTTTCAAAATGGATTCGGTGGCCGCTAGAATAGATTGGCGGACCTCAGGCGATAATTCGGGTAGGGTTTCGGAAAAATTCATGAGATATACTCCTGTTGTTTGATGCGTTTGCATCATATCATTTTCGGGAAATTTCTGTCAAAGAACCCATGCGCGTGAAAAACCCTAGGAGGGAAAATGCACCTCACGAAACAAAGAGAAACCGTCTTACGGCGAGAAATCCATGAATTCGTATCTGTTCTTATTGATGGAAACATCATTCATGATGCGTTCATAGAAGGTCTTTCAGATGTGATTCTAGATGGTCTCAGTCGATTAGATGGCCATCCAGGGATAATGAGTGCTCTTGCGCGTAACGCTGTAAAACACATCTGTAGGGATGATGACGCAAGTAGAATACTTGCCTTGAGTAAGTCAGAAGCGGAAATGAGACTAGGAGGGTTTCTATTCGCCCAAGCCATCCACCTTCGGAAATGGCAACCCTTTGAAAAGTCCGATAAGGAATAGTAACTCCACGATATAGCACAAGGATGCGCTATCCACACCAAGAGGTAATCGAAATGTCCGGTAATTCCAGAGTCCTTGATGTTCTGTCCGAAAACACCATTACTATCGGTCATGAGCGTGTAGAGAAAATCTTCAAAATGACCTTAGATCGGCTCAAACAATTTGCTTATGAAAATGCTTTGGAGCCGCAAAGGGAAGATCATTACGCAGAGATTGCTTTTGCAGTTATGGAGAGTATTTTTCAGAAGGTTTTATACAATGATCCCATGTGTCAAGCATTGGTTAATCTGGCAATAAATGAAATAAACGCAGAAGATTTATTAGAAAAAAGCGATCTTCCGTCTATCTATGATGCAACTAATGAATGCCTCGACGGGATGCTAAAGGCATGGGCTTTCGGCATTTCGAAAGATCAGCACATCTGATCCGTCGGCGGGGATTGACATTTATTCATGAACCCACTATATTCCCAGCATCCCTTTAGGGGATGGAAAGTTAGAGGTTTCGGGGACTCCGGGCTAACCGCTGTCTATCCAAGGACCTGAAATCCGAGATGCCACTCTTTCTATCCTCCAGAGGGATTCTTCTTTTAGGGCATTATCTGTCGCCAACGGGCCGTTAGCTTAGCGGTTAGAGCGTGGGACTCATAATCCCTTGGTCCGGGGTTCGAATCCCCGATGGCCCACCAATTCTAGTAAGTTTCTATGATTGCAATACCGGAGGCTCCATTCCCTCCGCGCGCGCCCGTCGTTGTATTCGAAAATGAACCGCCGCCTCCCCCTCCTGTATTTGATATTCCATGATTCCCATTTATGTCCTGCCGTTGGGAACTCACGGTTCGTGTCCCCTCGCGCGGTTTTGCACCACCTTTAAATATGGTATCTCCACCACGCGCTGTAAAAATCAATTGATCGTCGCTATCAAGGCGTAACGTAGGTTGACCGGCTTCTCCTGGTATTCTTATTATTTCTTTATTTGAAAGTGTGCCTTTACCAGCGGTGGTAGTTGTTTCCCCACCAGCCCCCCCCAATTGGAACCCGTACCACGCTGGCTCCGTTCTCGGGCTGATCCTTCGTTCTTGACCTCCTCCTGCGCCGCCAGCTGCCGACAATAATATTGTATTAGAATGTTTTAATTGTGTAGCCCCTCCTGCGGTGCCATCCGCCCCCTCGCTGCTTTGGGACGGTGGGAGCCCACCTCCATTTCCGCCTCTTCCTATAATTACGGTTAAATTGCCAGATATAAGACTCGATGGGATATATGCTATAACACTTTCCCCACCGCCTCCACTAAATCCGAACCGTCCATTACCCCTCGTATCTGCAACTGGTGTGCCGCCTGCGCCTCCGCCTCCGCCTACCAAAGTGACTTTGATGGCTTTAAAATTAGAAGGTCTATTCCAAGTAACCCCTCCCGCTATGCTTTTAATTGTTTGAACGTCAAAAGATCCTAAGGGAGAGCCCCATACAACATCATTTGATGAATACATCAATACTTTACCTTCAGCTGCCCCACCTATCACTTCTAAATTATACGGGGCTGCCGCACTATATTTTAGTAATTTCTTAGCATTACTCGCGGTTGCATTAGTTGTGATGCTGGCTAATATAGTGCTGAATGCTTGAATATCGGTACCTATTTTTTTCGCTGCTAATGTTCCGTTTACATAGGCCAATAAATCATTATCAACAACGCCGGATGGGAAAACAACACCCGAAGTTAATGGCATAATATAGAAGTTTGGGTCATAATAGAATGCTGCGTGCGCGCTTGATGGCGCGATTTTGCCGATGATTGGTTTGAGGCCTTTTGTGTTTAAATTAATATGCGTAACCCTACTGGTATTGGCGGGGGAATTAAAAATAAATATTTGTCCATTTACATATGCAGGAATAATGGGGTTTGTAACTGCTGTTAGAGTTGTTCCTGAAACTAAAACGCCACTTAATAAGTGATAACGGTTATCTTGCACGCTCCCCACGTCGGCATAATGATTGCGATTATTACCTGCAGCAACATTTGTATGCCTATGATTATTCGCTGAGGCATCTTGCATACTTATATCGGCGTTTATTCTGGCAGTCCCCGAAGTATTTAATGATTGTGTAAGCGCAGTGGCTATATCATCCATTTCCTGATTCACTTCTTCCGAAGAAATAATCGCCCCAGATTGATAAGAGGATACTGACCTAGTAAAAACTCCAGTTGCATCGCGTGGCATTTTCTATCTCCTATTTTCCAATAATCTTTGTAATAAAGATTCTTGCAAATTCATGCGGGGATTTTGCATTCGTTCGGTATGTTCTTCTGGGTTGAGCCAATCTTCAGATGTGCGTCCCGCAAGGAAAGCTGCAGGTCCGATATTGGGGGCTACCTGCAAAGCACGATTCATTCCTTCGACCGGCGAGAATCCTTCTGTAGCTAATCTGGATAAGACATTTTGTCCAGGTCGCGTGTAAGGCAAGCTACCCGCTAAAATTGTAGCTCCTGTAGCTGGACTAGCAACTGCTGTACCTCCCAAAAGAGCACTTGCTAGTAAACCTCTTCCAGCCGTCCCACTGTCGGGCACATTTGGGCCTAATGTTTCCTTAGCAGCTTGTGCCAAATCAGCATAGAGGGCCTCTCCAGTCGCTGTACGCCCTTTTGCAATACTTGTATCAATATCTTTAACTGCGTTTGCTAGCTGCGCTGGGGAAAATCCTTGTTCTCCGGTCGCTCCCGCTTTCGATCCGGCTTTTTCCAACACTTTATAATGCGCCCAGCTTGCATCTATATTTTTCAATTCCGCTGCCGATTTGGGATTGTCTTTAACCAATTGTTGCTGAATTAAATTATCGATTTCATCGAAAGCATCAGCCATTAATGAATCCGAGCCGGACCTTCCTTCAAATTTTCTCTTTGTAACTCTTAATTCAGTAACTAAATGCTTTAATTTTTTTCCGTCAATTTCCGTAAGGTCGCCATCTTTTATAAAATGATCTACGACTTTGGAATCAACAATAGCATTTAATTGTTTTCCTTTTTTCTTTTCCAATACATTGCCGTATTTATTAAGCACACCTTTGATGCCGCCGAAAAAATCATCATCGCCGGAAATCTTCAATTGCGGCAATAATGCCTCATATTTATCACTAATTTTATTCCTAACTTCCCGTAATCCTGTTGCTCCTGGCTTTAATCCTTCCGTTGATTCGCCAATCGGAGCAAGCGCGCGTTGAAATGCCGCCATATTGAAGGATTCGGCAGCCCTTCCTCTCGCATTATTAATTACATCACCCAATACGGGGATTGAAGATGCCTTTTCTTCCCATCTTCCCGGGGTTCCTCCGAAAGTTTGCCCCATGGTGGGGGTTATTCCTTCTTCCATTAATTTTCTGGCGTTAGGATCAATTTTATTTTTTAAATTACTAATGCTAGAAACGGCACCTTTTAGTGCCGCTTGCGGGGCTCGCGTTATATCGGTTGCGTTCACGGCAGCCCCGGCTTTAGCTCCAAGACGTCCGGGAAGGCTTGCTAAACCGGGCCCCAAAACGCCAGCCACCTCCGTAAGCAATCCCACCGGATCGGTTGCCAATGTTTCCTTTAATTGGCCTTTACCGCCATATCGCTGTTTTAATGTTTCCATGACAAGCTCAGGGTATGCCTCGTAACTTTGTCTTCCTGGAATAGCTTTTTGTACTGCTCCGACGGCTAATTTGCCTAAATTTTCTGAGAATTCTATTGGATGATAGAATGGATAGTTAAAATTACTCAAAACGCCATGGATGCTCGATGGTACATTCTGTACTGCCATGCGTAAAACATCCATTATTGGGACATCTGCCATGGCGTGCTGATATGGGGCTGGCGCGGTTCGGCCCAAGGGGTTAGCTGTCCCTCTTCCCGGGGATCCAAGCCAGTAAGGAGACGTAGGGACGTCCCGTAAGGGACTAAAACTAACGCCGCCCGGTTGGAAATGTGGCATTCCGGCGTTGCCGGGATATAATAATGCCTGTGGATCGAAATTAGCTTGTGGCATTACATCGCGCTCATTTTTCTAGCCAATAGACTATCTAATAAATATCCTGGTTGTTGCTCTTCTTCTTTTTCATTATAGTTCGGAAGAGATGGCTTGGATGGCTCAGATTGATAAAATTTTCGTCTCAAAATATGTTCGGGATTCAAGCCATATTGGGCTGCTACTTCACCATACCAATCCCTAACCATGTCGTGTTCTTCGCGCAATGGTTTTACTAAAACCTCTGCCGTTTTTACTATCTCATCCCTTTGCTGTTGAGTTAATGTCTTGCCATGAAAAACATTTCTAATATATCCTCCGACTTTATTACCAAATGAGCCGGAATTGCGAAGCATAGCTTGCTCGCTTTCAGTAACAGTTGATGCCGGATCGACCGCTTTGAATAAAAGCGTAACAAGCGAAACATCGGAAGGCGCGGTTCCCTGTTCTCCAGTTGCTTTCATTTTCTTTAAAGCATTTAGACTTTCATAGTAATTTTTTGAATTCTTTGAAAACTCATCACGTAATACTCTTTCTTGATCGAATATTAATTTTTCATTCGGCTTCTCGCCTGCGGTTAATTTAGCTGCCAGTTTTGCTTGTTCTTTTCGCATATCTAATTCATGCCGCAAATAATCCCTTCGAATAGCTGCATTTTGTTGATATTGATTTAACCACTTGGTTTTGGAAAATTGTCTGTTTTCAGCTTCTATCTCTCTGGCTTCCTTTCTTTTTTCTTCTTCTAAAGCCTGTTGCTGCCCTACTTTGGCATAAGCTAATGGATTTAAAGCTTGGTTTGCATAATAGGAATCCATTCCTTGCAAATTTTCAATTGCCCCGACTAATCCACCTGACAATAACCCTTCTGTCAGAGCATTCTGTGCTTTTTGATAAGCTTGTTTATCACGCGCTCCTAAAAATCCACCAGCTCCTTTCATCAAAGCACTTGCCCATCCTGTATCTTCTACCGATCCTAATTGTTGTGCAATGCGCCCCTGCGGAGATAAGGGCATTTGACCTTTTGCTTGCCCTCTAATTCCGATACCTTGACGTTTTGCCCATTCCGGCAAAGCGAATTGTCCAAAATTAGGATTCCGAAATGGGTCCGAAAACATTATTAGAATATACTCCCAAATGCACTTCCCAATGCGCCACCTACCTGCCCCCCTAGCGGTCCACCTATGAGCGTCCCACCTATTGTGCCAAGTATAGATGCGCCTGTTCCCAAAAGTGCTTGTTGTTGTTGGTAATCTTGCATTTGGCGAGCATATTTTTGCTGCGCCGTTGCATTCCTTTGTGCTAATTGATTTTCTTGTGCTCGCATAAAATCGGGGATTAATCCGTTTGTGTCAGCCATTTGGAATGTGGCGTCTTGCTGTGGAATTAATCCTCCTAATTGTCTAACCACATTAAAAGGTTGTTGTTGTTGTTGTAAAAATTCTGATATTTGCTGATTACGTAAAAGTCTTTCTTCGTTCCTTTGTTGTGCTGCCCTATTCCAGGCTTTTTCTTCGGCATTAAACAATAAATTATTCCATTGTTTGCCTACATTCTGCTGATGTTGACTTTGCACTTCTGATCCCATGCCGAATCCTTGGGAGAATAATTTAGCGCGTTGTCTTTCCGCTTGGTCTTCCATTTCAGGTCGGAAATATTCTACATATTTACTATAATTTTCCCTCATAGATTCAGGGTCTATTCCCGATATAGACTGCAATTTAGAATAATCTAGAGTAGTTGGTGCTTGTTCAATTGCACCTTCGAGTGCCGACAAAAAATCCTTTTTCAATCCCATGCCGCGATTAAAGAGCTCTTGTTGCTCCGGCGTGAACTCCTGTACAATATCATATTGTGATATTCCCTCTGGGGTTTCTCCTGTCTTTTCATATCGAAGAGTTTGATATGGATTCCGTTGTCCGAACATGCCAAGCGATTGCTGCAATTTTGCAGCCAACACTGGATCTGGGGCTTCAATTTTCGGGGCCTTCGGTTTACTACCCATTTTCTTTTCCGAACGGGGTTTGATGCAGAGAAATCATTCTACCCATTTTGGCGGGCTATTAATTCTGGTATTTTTATAGGAGGAGGTAAGATTTGGTCACGTTCTCGGAATTTGTTTTTATTCCCATAATAACGTTGCGCATATTCAGTGCGTAATAGTCTAAAGCTCACGCCATGATGAGATCGGCCATAAAAGGAATCCATAATAGCCTCCTGTTTAAAGCCAGCATGTAACAATATCTTAATCGCCTTTTCATTTCCGATATAAGTATACGTATGCAATCTATGCACATTGGCTTTTTCAAAAACATACTTCATGAAATAATCTATAATATGAGGATGCGCCCAATATGGCGATGTAGCCGCTACCGTAAATTGCATCACTTGATATGTAGGATTGTAATCATGAAAAGCAATCCCAGCAACCAATTTGCCGCTTCTGGTAATTCCATATGCTTTATAATTCGACCCGAAGTCTGTAATATAGGATAATTGATTCATTATCCAATTTGCTATATTTTCATCCTGGTCATAAAGTATTTTATTCATAAATTTTCACGCTCACGCGGGGTTGTTTTATCTGTATACGAAAAATATACAGTTGTCCCATGTAATGACATAGGAAGGTCTTTTGCTGCTGTTTTTATCCGAATAGAGGCAGTTCGGCAAATTTTACGTATCCCTCGATATAAATTATAAACTTTATGCGAACCTGCCCATGTGCAAGAATCCCATCTGCACCCCGCACTCCATAATGAGAGACTTTTTGCGGTTGGGGCTGATCCAATTAATTTTCCTCCTTTGAGATCCAAATCAGTTAATACCTCAAATTGGAGGTCTGGATATTGACTAGCTTCTAAATGAATCTCAGCATGGGTGATTTTTTTAGTCCGAGTAGAATCACCTAAAAAAGTGAATGCGTGCTTAACATCTAATTCAATTGGGTTTCCATTATCGGTTCTGCCAGTATCTAATTGATATATTCCGTAAGCATGAGTAGGGCTGCCGGAGGGAGGAGGGGACGTAGTAGATTTCCGATCAGTTCTTTCGCATGCGCCCGCGAATAATTTATTATCAACTTCCGCAAGGCAATGAATATTTATTCCTTTAAAGATAGACGCTGCGCCTGTCAATGTGTTAAAAACATATTGGGTAGATTTTTCACCAAGAGGAACATTGCACATAATTAACTGACCATTAGAATATAAACAAGCCTCAAATCCAAAACTATTTTTTCCTTTTTTAACATCTTCTGTTAATGGTATAGCAACTTTCGATGTGATTCCTGAAAGACCTAATATTTCCGTGGTTTTAGAAATCATAGTTTTCATGCTAATTAATCCATCCATGGTCCAAATAAACAACTCAGCACCAACCCTAAGAAAACAACGATCACTTACTGGCTCCCCATGATCGAATAATCCAATTAGGGACCAGGTAGCTGAAGAGCTCGGATCAGATCCCTGATAAACACAGGATTGACCTCTGTCTGAGACAAATACCGCGAAATCGTGCATCCCTGATCCTGTATCCATTGACCAAGACGCCATCCCTATTAAACGCCCTCCTTTATTCATGAATTGTCCTAACATGAATTTATGGAAAGGCTCATCTTCCGTGCTTGAAGAATCGGGATCAATTACGTTAGCATCTAAATAATAAAAATCCAACCTATTCGGGACGCCGAAAAAAAATCTTCCTTGATGAGTATAAATCCAAGTTACTCCCCCCGACGGAGTGTGTTGTGCATCTGAGATGGTCGTTCCATCATATATAAGATTTTTGTTAGATCCATCTGTTAATCGCATATAAACCTTGTCACCGGACGACATAATAGCCCCGGACCATTTCTCAGCAACGCCTCCGCTTGTTAATTTGGAAATAGTAGCCCCTGCGGATATTGGGACTTTAAATAATCCATCGGCGTTTGCAGCAAATAAAATTTTCTCTGAACCATTGCTATAAGGGATTAATGATTTAAATGGGCCACTTGTCGCTTCATTGATTACCTCAAAATATTCATATCCCCGTCGGGATACAATAGAGGCAATATCGGGAACCCAATTTATCAACTCTAGCGCGTATTGATCTTCAGTAATTATTAAATTTGATTGAGCCAGCATCCCCCCAACAGGCGGCGGAATAATTACTGAAGTCATTGTGCCCATGACTATAACCCATAAATATATCGTTGCGGGCGCATGGGATATTTATAGAACGGGCTCCTTTCCTTTTCTTCTGTCAATAGAAGATGTTTCTTTAAATATTTAATTTCATTGCTTGCATTGACAGCCTCTACTCCCATTGAAACCAATGAAAAATATTTAGCAAAAGAGATGACAAGTGCCGAATCAACAATTGTCTCATCCTCGTCTTTCTTCATTTCGCTAATTTCGATTATTTGATCTTTAGAACCTATTCGCCGGGTACCCTTGGCCCAGCCATCATGGAAATAAGCGAATGACAAATCATGTGAAGGTTTAGGATATACATATACTCCATTAGCTAAAAGACTAAAAATTTTAGTCCCTTCATTTTGTTTTATTTTTAAGAAATCCGAATAATTCAAAGGTCCGGTATAGAAGCCATCAGCGGCATCCCTGAATGTTTCCTCTTTAAATCTAAGAAAATTTTTAGGCAAATTCTCCCTAAGAATTGTTGGATAATTACTTTCAGGAGTAACAGTATGATCTTTTAAATTAGAATTTAAATCTAATGTCCGCGTTACAAAAGAGCCAGCTTTATTTATAGCACGTAATAATCCAGTGGCTTCCGGCGTTAATTGCAAATGATTAAAGCTTTCTGGACATGGGGCTGTGGTTTCATCTGCAACCGCCTTTGCTATTTCTAATAATTTCATGCTGTTGAATGTGAAAAAACCACAATCCCTCCTGGGTCCAAAAATGCTACTCCAAGAGTGGTTGATATGGTAAAGTCAATAACATCTGTTTGTGTGTCGTATTTTTGTCCAATTAAAAAATTTACTCCACTCGCGTCCACAGTTAATTCTGTGGATTCGTTCTCAATATAATCTGATTTCCTGGTTAAATTAATTAATAACAGCCCATAAGGGGAACAAATCGCACCGAATGAACGATTGCTTTCCCTACTGCGCGCGGCATCAGATGAATTAATTCGCATATATGGTCTTAATATTCTGTCAACCGTTTTATCATTCCCACATGGATTTGCGAATGGGGCAAAAGTTATATCATAAGACGACCCCAATAATCCATTGGTAATCCGATTTATAGATACTACTTTAAATAATGCCGCCTTAGGTGGTGAGACAATCCTTCCTCCTGAGTCCGCATAATAATAATCTTCAAATTCAAAGTAATCACCTTGATTTATTTGTCCTTTAGCAATTCCCAATCCCTCTATTTTCGCCTTTAAGAAAAAAGCCCCACGGTCCTCCGCACTATCCAAATTTGGGATCTTTACTTGCTCCAATCTAACAAATGGTTGATGTGTCAATGTGGGCCACGAGGAAACCTTTGGATAATCAGTTGCAGAGATATCTGCCACGGCTCTAGCGGCTAATGTATTGGCTGTAGTTGCATCAACACCATTATTAGTTTGCAATAATACTGCTACAGCTGATGTTAAGGCTGAATCGGTTGTTATCGAACCATCAAGGCGCATAGCTACTGTATATACAATAGCGTATAAACTATTATCGGCGGTTGCCGAAGTTTTGTTTCTTTCTTCTGCTGCATTTTGTGCATAGGCAGCTTGCGTTTTGATATCTGATAAATTGGCTTCTGTGAAAGGGGACGTAGTTCCAAAAGCCGTAATCTTTTTATTAAATGTTATTTCATAAGCAAATTTGCCTGATTTTATATCTTGGATTATTGTGTCAGTAGCTATACACGCCAATTTAGTGCTATTGCGCTGCTGATTAGATGGGGCGTCCTCAGATGATCCTTTTAAATAAAACAATACATCATTGAAAGCTTCTTTAACAGCTTGTTTCAAAACCTCCGATCCATCGGCGGAAATGGCAGGTCTTGTTCTCGCCGAATTATCTACATATGATAGTCCGGCGCAATACCTTGCTCTAGCTGCATAACGTGTGATTCGTTTTAACGCGACATCTCGATTCGTGCCTTTTCCAGCCTCCCATTTCCCCCTTTTTATATCTCGCGGCTTAGTACATATAAACCGTTGGTCTTTGGTAATTTGTGAATTTTGATTTATTAAATTCCATTTCATCTCAGCAGGCAAAAATATTGCTCGATAATCTTCTGCGTTATTATCATCAATTTCTTTATACGCGGCTAGATATTTACCTTTCGCGCCGCCAGTAATAGCTGCGCTTTTTCTCAATCCCACTTCGTTTTCCGCACTATATATAATATCATGCAATTGTTTTCTTATATCCTTGCAGAGGTCGGATATTTGAGAATAAAGCACACGGGATTTTACATTAGTAGCTGAAAGCTCAGAAGACTTTAAATAAAAACCACATTGCGCAAATACCTTTTGGATTATAATCCCCTCTTCTTGAATAGAAGTAATATCTTTTACTGCATATCTTGAAATTTTAGCTTTCGAGATGTTAGATAAAAAATATTGCTCACTCCTTGGCGGCGTTTTTAAAATAGGTTTCCAATCATCATCAATTTCTTGCAATGCAGAAAAAAACCCAATTTCAGGGATTAACCTGGGGATGGTTTGTTGAACATTAGCAGCAATTAGTTTTAAATTGCGCTCTATTTTAGCACTTGGCATTTTGATTACCTGTCTACTTTACAAACCCATATCTCTTTAATAAAGTTTTTATCTTAGTGAAATTAGCATTAAGAGTATCTGCCGATGTTGTACCTATTGCGTTTTTCAAAGCCGTAAGATCGGTTTTTATTTGCCCCAATTTAGTTTGTATTGTGCCTATATCAGCCGCCACCAATTTCGCCTCCGTCCATAAGCTATGAATATCTATCTTTATCTTTGTATCATGACTTGTTTTCAATAAGGCCAAATCTGCGTGATCCTTATTTAATGCTGTAACAAGGCCACTAACGGCTCCCAATAAATTAGCGTATTTTGTCCTGACATCCGATAAGTCGGCTCTTAATTTACCATAACCTGTTATAAGCGCACTCACATTACTAGATAATGTATTTATATAGGTTATAGCAGCGGTATTATAAGTAGTTCCTGAAATATCGGCATGAGTATATGTGGCTATAGGTGCTGCATTTTGCGTAGCTGCCAATGTGGCACTTGTCGGGGCTGTTGGCGCAGTATATCCAGTTGACCAACCAGATAATACTGCAGTGTTAGCCGTAGCTGGGGTTATTCCAGCTGAGGTTTTAGTAAAAGTAGTTGTGGTAAGCGTAGGATTCGAGCCTCCGACGCCCTGCGGGTTAGCCGCAACTTGTGAGAATGTGAGCTCTTGTTGTTTTGCGCATTCCCCAAAAAACCCCACTTGGGAATCCTTCAAACCAACTGATATACCCCTATCATCACCGGCTCCTAATGATCTTGGAGTTGCATCATTGGACATTACTATATCCTCACGAGGATGGGGCTATCAAACCATAAGCGCGCAAAATTGTGACAATTCGCTCCACATCTGTACCAACATTGTCAAGAGTAGAGCCAGCGCTTGTAAAGCTCTGTTGTTCTTCGCATTTCCCAAAAAACCCTATTTGGGAATCTTTCAGGCCAATAGTGATTCCGCGAGAATCACCAACTCCTAATGCGCGAGGATTCGGTTCTGGCATCACTAATCTCCTAAATTAGGTCATAATGTATAAACAGCTAACCATATAGCATGCTGTTTATAAACGGATACGCCAAATTGAACATCAAGTCTTTGATCGTATGAATCCGACGACGGATGATAACCACTAATGGCCCGCATATTTACAACCCCTTTTGATACGCTACCTTGTGCGGATGGCGGCAATACTAAAGAAAGCTGAGGTACAATTATACCACTATCATGATATGCAACCATACACCCAACATTTTCTATAGTGGTCAGCGCGGCCTCTCCAGTCTTCAATACTTTTGAACCCAATAAATTACATTTTTTTGTATTCGTTGCGGACGCACTATAATGACTTACATTACAATGTGCTTTATCTTTTGTTAAATCTTGCGGAATAGGTGGCGGAGTTATGTAAACAGAGAACTCCTGAGAGGTTGTTGTATAAGAAATATCATCCAATAAAATGAATGGCTGTTTAAAATCTTGCTCCACATGGGATTCTGCATTTAATGCAAGCAATCCATCAATATCAAATCGAGTTCCCTTTTTCAGGGTACCGCCTGCGGTGGAGTTTGTAACATTTAATTTTACTCGCGCTTTCCAGGAATCTTTTACACTATCCCATGTCGGGATAGCGTCTAGTTTTATTGTAAAGGTTGAAAGGGGAGGATTAATACCAATTCTAGGTAAATTAGGAGATTGGACAACATCAAAACCTAATAATCTCTCTATAACCCCATCCTTTACAATAGCTCCCACTGTCGCGGGATCATTTAAATTAAGAACCTTCAATATTGCCGCACTATGAATTTTAGGTGGCACGATCAAATGGCGACCTTTTCTAGGAAGGCCTAATGCCGTCATTCTCTCGCTTACTCTCAAGATTACTTCTAATACGTTTTCATTTGTAACTCTTTCCGCAAGCATATTAGGAGCATCAGCACCAATTGCCGCCAAAACATCGGTATCTATACCATTTTTCAACCGGCGTTGCGCCGGTTCCGTTACTGTCGCTTGGAATTGCGAAGGGCTACTCTCAGCTGATAAATTTAATGAGCTAACCGAAACATCTACCCCGATTCGTTTATCGGCAGTTACAGTCATTTTTCCTTCTTGGTAGGTCTGAGATTCCATATCGGAACCGCGCCGAAGAGGGAAATTGGAAGCGCGCGCAATGTAGGCATTAATTCCTGATTTAAAATCTCCAACATCTTTTCCCACAAGATCCGGAGTTTTATTTAATATGGGCCATGATGCGAATTCATCGGCCATATCAAGTTCTAATGCCCGAATCAAATATTCGGCTGTCAAAATTTCATTATCAATACGAGTAGTCATGATTATTTACCTATAAACCTACGGAATTCTTCATCGGACATATCAGAAAAGCTCTTTTTCCTTTTCTGACGAGCGGGGGTTTTGGTTATACTCTTTTTCCGTTTCGGGGTTGGTTTCCGTGCCTGTTGCAAATCCTCCCATAGCATGGATTTATAAACCATATCCGCGATAATGGGGTCGAGACCCCACAAATTAGCGTCTTCACGCCTAACTCCCTTGCTTACTGCATAATCTACCATCTTTGGGGCTATCTTTTCACTAAATTTTGGATATAAGCGGTTCATTTCCGCTTCTCCCGTCTTTTTCCTCCTTTCGCGTTCCTCGGAAATTGCAGTGGCTCGGCTTTGCTCTTTGGTTTGCAATTCAGAGATTAATTGGGTCAAATAAAAATGCAAGCGTCCATGTTCATCCGAAAGTCGCCGCGCTTCATCTGGGGAATCTTCCCACAATTTGGGAGTCAATTTTTCCTGAATAGCATTTAAGGAATCACGCATCGCCGCCCCACGGCTATATGCCGAGAGCACTTCTTCTGATACCCCTTGCAAAGACTCCAAGGCTTGTTCCCTTGCTGCTAATTCCTCTCGCCGTTTATTATTGCTTGCCGTTATGGTTGCTTGTTCATTGGATACCTGGTGGACAAAATCTTTTAATTTAGCACGCGCCCCTTTCGTCAATTCGCGCGGGCCAAAATTAACGCTAGTTTGACCAATGGATACGGTTTCTCCATCATCTTCCTCTTCCTCTTCGTCTTCCTCTTCCTCTTCTTCCTCTTCTTCTTCCTCTTCTTCCTTTTCCTCTTCTTCTAATTCTTCTTCGAATTCCTCATCCTGTGGTTCATTTACAGGCAAGATTCCTTCCTCCAAAGTTTCAGATAAAGTTTTTTTAGACATTTTCTTCTCCTTCATTGAAGTTCAGATTCAAACTTGGCAATTCTTCGACTTCGACTTTCTCGGATTTGCTCTCCGATACTGGTTTATTTTCCAAGATTATTTTCTCCAAAGCATGCTGTCTATCCAATTCATTCTGTTGCGATTTGAAGTTCAATTCAAGCTCTATTTTTCTCGCATTAAATCTCAATTCCTCTTCTTTTAAAGCTTCTTCTGCTGTCAATCTTGCCTGTACCTCGGCTTCTTTTAATTCAAGCTCTTTACGTTTTATCTCAAATTGTTGCTGATCCCGTTCTTTTACTAAAGCCGTGGCCTGCTCTAATTCTTGCAATTTAGCCTGTCCAGCTTCGATTATTTGTTTTTGTTCTTCGTTTTGTTGTTTTAAAGATGCTATTTCCATTTTCAAAGCCGAAGGGTCGGGGTTTTCTTCCTGCACGCTCTCAGCTTCTTTAATTGCATCAGGGAGCATGGAACGAAGGCGATTTTTAACTACCTCCACACCATCGAACCGCATATTTCCAACTAATATATCACCCAATAATGACAGGGCTTCCGGTTGTTTCTCAACTATAGCTAATAATTTATCATTAGCTTCTTCCTTTTGCGTTGCATAGGGAGGACCACTTACTACAGAAGTTCTCCATTTGGCGGTCTTAGCTTGTTCCGAAAGACCGGAAAACGGCTTTTTTATTAATTCCTCATTTTCGGCCTCATTTACCGCATCTACATTTTCATTATCCGAATAAACGTCTACAATCAATCCCACTGCGCAGTTGGTTAAATTAACAATCAGATTTGCAAGGGCAACGCGGAAATGATTATTTGTAGACAATCCTTGCTCTTCACGTTTATTAATAGCAACGCCGCTTATTTCATTCGATGGGCTTCCCAATTGCGACTCAAAAACACCAGACAATCTCTGTATATCCTGCCAAGCTTCTCCCATAATAGGGTCTGGAGTAACAGGAGTTGCCGTTATAAATTGAGGAGGTGGCCCGGCGTCTGGGTCATATTCTAGATAAAAAGAATCTCCTATATTATTATAAGACCATTCATTTTGCCTATCTTGTGGGACCATACCTCGCGGCCCTATAAAGAATCGATGATTTCCCTTTCCTATCTGTTCCGCTTTGTTGGATATTGAGTAATTTTTAATAGATTGTGGCCCAATAAGAGAAGTTACCAGATTTTGAAATTTCAAATTCTGGTCGCTTACTCCGAAAAACGTATGTCCCATGATTACTGGAATCATTTCACCTGCGATTACTTCCTCTTCTAAAATCTCATTATGAGATAATAACCGGCGCGTTACTTTATGTTTCTGGATTTTCCTTCTATTTAACTCTATAGCCCCAACCAAGTCGAAATACCCATTAATAAGATCATCCTTTCCATATTCATCTGGGATTTCGCCAATTGCTTCTAAATATGTCGTTGCCTCTTTTAATAAATCGTCTTCTTCGAGAGCTCGGACTTCATTTTGCATCGTAACTGGATTGGGCATTGATACCGAATATAGATAAGCTTTTTTCTGTTGCCGTTCCCAATACTCAACTATCGTAATGGCATCATCCGCAAAAGGGGGATACCCTATCCATTCGGAATTATCAGCAAATGATGCCACGTCGCGATTAGGGTATTTTCGTTTAAATTCATCTTTAGTATAAAAGATTACTTTAAATGCAAAATCAAACGGCTCCCCTCTATAAAATGACGCAACATCCCAAATAATAGAACGCGGATCTCGCACCTCTTCAAATCTAATTTCTTTCTCAAAAGTATTTTCTCCTTTATACTGAATATTCAATGTTACAAACCCAAACCCACCCAAAATAAAGTTTATAAATGCAGACCGATAACAAGTTTCGCCAGCGTTTGAATTGCGTTCTATTCCTCTAATTATTGCCATTAAAGTCTGAGCTAAATCTTCATCTCCATATTCATCCGCTGGGGTTATAGATATCCCCGGTCGGTTAGCCAAATTCTTATTGACCATATGGTTGAGCACCGGCAATACATTATTGCAAACAATAGCCGGTCTTCCTTTGTCTTCTCTCGCGTCTTTTATTCTATCTACCCATTGTTTTTCCCACATTGCAAAATCCGCATTGTGCGCGTATTCTTCTCGTGCGGTTTTCGTCGCGTTCAAATTCTCATCGAATCGCTTCCTTGCTTTTCTCAAGATTTCATCGGCACTCATTTTTTTCTGCTACGTCGGCGACCCTCAACGCCAGTTATTTTGCCTTTATTCTTAGAAGCCCAAAATACGGATTTACCGCGCTTCTTTCCATATTCCTTTTCCATATTCTTTAGGATTTTCCTACCTTTAGCAGTCATTGGCATTAGTCATTCTCCCAATAATGTTAGAATTTATTTCATCCAACCTCTATCCCCTCGCGGTTTCCAGAATGGATTGAACGGTTTCCGTTCTTCTCTTTCCCTAGATCTGGATGTCAACTTGGGGAACAAATCAGAAAATGCCCAAATCAGGGCCTCCGCGCGGTCAGGAGATGTATATCCTTGATAACCTGACGCGGTAAATTGTGTCAATTGACTTTCGATTTCTGGGAAAGTCCCCACATGCGAAATTTTTCCCAAGCTATAAAGAGCACTAATCGGTTCTGCCCTTACGTGTTTTCCGCGCGATGCTATCACTTCCCGAATGGGAAGGGGACGCCTAATGGTTTCCAAAGTATGACGGCACATATCACCACCTTGATTTCGCTCTATGATTATAGCGTCTGCATCCCATTTATCATACATTGCAATAGCTCTTTCTGCCCAATTTTTAGGAAATCCTTTCAAACTGGCATCTTCCAATAGATACCCTCTTTGGTCAACTCCGAGGGCACATACCACGATCCCATGCTCATCTGAGGTCTCAGTATTGCTTACCGCAGGATCGATTGCAACAACCGTTCTGCCCCTCTCAGCCACCAGTTCGCGCTTTCTCCATTCTTGGAATATCTCCCTCCGCCATAATGCACCAGATACTTGTGGCTCATAATCCCCAAGCCAAATGTGGGCGTATCGATCCGGTTTATTTTCATAATCAAACTTACGATCCGATTCTAATTTTTCCGTAAAATAGGGATTATCCTTATATTGTGCTTCTACTACGATTACATTATCCGTACGTTTATTCGGACCACGGAAGAATCGATCAATTGGATCATGAGGAGAGCGCGGATTCCACGATACTATAATCTGCGATTTATTCTTTCTGATAGTTGGATATAACAATTCCCAACTTGAGTCACTGAATAATTGGCCTTCTTCAATCCATACCCAATCTACATCTTCTAATGATTTGATATTTTCGCTATTATATTCACTCATTCCATGGAATGTTATCTCTCCGCCGCCTGGGGTTTGTATATCGGAATATCGCGGCTTGAAAGCATCCGTCAATTGTAATCGGGAAATCAAATCCTCAATCAATCTTTTAGAGCTATGAGTCAATAGCTTTTGAACCTCTCGGATACAAGCTCCACGATTTCCACCATCCAAACTGGATGTTATACATAATAAGGCACTAGCCCAACTTTTTCCTGATCCCCTACCGCCATAAACGCCTTTATACCATGCGTCTCCCCATAACGGAGCGAACACGGGAGGGACTTTAAAATTAACGGTAATTCGCTCTGGATTCATAAGAGAGAAGGGGACGTTAAAGTCCCCTTTGATGATGCTTATTCCATTTCGGCTGTTACCTCTTGCCGCATCCAACCTCGTCCTATTCTAGGAGAGCCGGTTTTCCCCAAATTCCACGCTTCATATCATTCGGGGGAAATTCGTACTCCTGCCCTATTAATGTTGGATAAATCAATTGATTAATATATGTCTCATCCGGCAAATATCCTTTAATGCGCGCCGATCCAATCATGGCTCGATGCAAGACTGGCAATTCACCATCTTTGGGGTCATCGATTTCCGGAATACCATCAAGCTCAACTGGGTTAAAATCAAACTGCGGATTATAAAGCGAGACATCGACCAATCTAGGCTCGAAAATCGCTACTGTTTCATTTCCTCCCCAACAAGTCTTATTCTTTCTCGCCGTGCTGAGTCGGAAGAATAAATCACCAATTACCAAATCCTTAGTTTCAAAAGCCAACACCTCATCATCGCATTTTTTACCTTGATGATGCAATAAACCAGCATAGGTAGCATTCGGAAAAGGAATTCTAAACAACCGAAAGATTATCTCTCGCTTACATTCTGCAATTATGTTTGCGTGGGCATTTTGCAATGGGATATATTCGCAAATTTCTATAACATCCCTTCGGTCAGGCGTGGCATAAAAATCTGCAAATTGACGATCCAAAACGCGAGCATTTGTCATGATAAAACCTCTTTATGATTTTGGAATGGGACGGCCAACTATCCAACTACTACCTTTAGTATAGCATCTAACATTACGTATTTTCCCGAAAACTCCCAATCTGCCTTCCCATGGCAATTTAGTATCGGGAGGTGGTGTCCAATCTATATGTACCTCTGCTGAAGCAATAATGCCTTGAAATAACCAAGTATTCAAATAATCTTTAAATCTCAACATGAATTCCTTGAATGAAACATTACTTAACCATAAATGCTTAAAATCGCTAGAGGAAAACTCTTTAAACAAAAGTCTATTAAGATTGAATGGCTGCGACCACGTATGGGCAGAATCGATTTGAAATGAAATGTCCTCAATTGAACATTGGGAGATTTGCATATTATTTGCAATTTCGACATTTACATCGCGCCCCAATAACCAATGGGAATTAACTTTATATTTCTTTTCCAATGTCGTGGTTGGCTTGAATATTCCATTTAATTGCAATTTTGGGCCATTATCCACAAAATGCAAATCTGTAATTGTTGCATTACTAATTGGCAAGGAATCTAAGTCAAATGAACCCACCTCACCAATAGCCCCGTAATGAGGGTAAGAGAGGTCTTCAAGTGCGCTCGGTTCGGGGATTATTATCCTGATTTGTTTTTCCATTGTTTTATACCCAATCAAAAACTGAACATCCAAAGGTAACATCTTCCGCCTTTCCGGAAATAATACCAATGGATAGATGAATAGAAAGCGTAAAATCCATTATTCCCTGTAACAAATAATCGCCATTCTTACACCTCCCTATTAAATTCTCATGTGACAACCCAAAAGCCATTATGCACATAGCAGGTTGCAAAGAATTATTTATCAATTCTTTCAAATGCAAAACAGTTACCCCACTTTGTGTTTTTTGCTCCAATTTTAAATCCACCAACCGGCAAGGGGATAGATTTATACTTTGGAACATCAAATTTTTAGGCAAAGAAGATGCCATGCGGCATTCGTAAATGCCATCCGGTATTTTGAAGGGACCCAAATCTATACATCCATCATCCGCATGATCTCCACTCATCCACCTATAAGGAGGAAACGATTTCCCACCTTCAAGTGCTATTGAAGGCAAAGTAATTACATCTTCCTTGTGCAATTCTGGATGATTACAAAGAAGTTGGAGTGGCAAATCTTTATTCATCTTTGGAGTACTCCGCGAAAGAAGGTAATTCAGCTTGAATTTTCCACAAAAACCAATTTACCACCGTGTCCTCTACTATCACTTTTACTTTATTTTCAAATAGGTTCACAAAATCACTTTTTATTTTACTATTTTTCATATAGTAGTCCAATTCTTCCCGAAATAACTTGAACCCTCCCGCAGCCTGTACTAATTTATTAATACCTTCAATATCATTTTTGCATTTTTCGATGCCTTCAAAGCAAGCATCCCAAAAGTCGCGATCCGGATCTGAACAGATCACACCATCCGTCAACCGCAACATTTTTCCAATTAAAAAAGCGCGAAGCCTAGGGTCCCAATCTGTCTCTTTTTTTTGCGCATCTAGCATTACAAATACCTCTAATAAAATACGCGCCAGTAATTACTGGCGCGTATAATTTATACTTAACGGCTTCCCGCCGGAGGGACTGAAGATTGGGTCGGCTGCTGATCGCGCAAGCTATTAAAGCTAAAGCCTTTAATCAAGTTGTCATTATAAACCAATCCCCGTCTAAGGTGACCTTTAAAAGACATATCCGGTATATCCGGCATCGTTAATTTCGTCGAAATCTCCGTTGGGGGAATGGTTGCATACATCAACACCGGACTACCAAGGGTATATCGATAGAAGACTAGCGCATCTTTCCATTCGGTCGAATGACCCGCAAGGGCTTTCAAGGTAACCGAACCCGTTTTTAACTTTTTAATGACCTCAGTTTCAAACCCAAAGGAAAACTCCAATCCCGCAGCGCTTAGATCATTAAATTCATCTCCCTGCGTTAGATTAGCAATCCTAACATTGCTCATTTCCGCCATATGTAACGGATAAAGACAACCAGTTTGCTCGTCATATTTAACGCGCAATTCTTCGACATAAAAAGATACATCGTTCAAAGCTTCAACGGTCATTATTCGTTTCCTCATGTTGAATGGCACCTATTGCAGGTGAAGAAAAATCCAGATGTAAATTATACACCATGCCACTATTGTCAGTCTTTATATGTGGCAAAACCTGGCCCAATAATCGCAAGAANCCAGCTGGGTTATCTCTAGCTGCCGAGATTAAATATGCAGTCAATCCGTCCCCTATTTCGTTTTGGATTTCGGGGAAATCCTCATTTCCTACATATTCAGCGGCTTTTATTATCGCAGTTCGCAATACTGCGGTTTGGTTACTACAGCTACCTTTAGGCCTTCCTCCTTTCCCTTTCTTTTTTTCTTCCACAATTACCTTCCCGACCGGCAAAATCCGGTTATATCGAACCTCGGCGCGAATGTCAAGTACTTTTTCGGCCCTCAAACCGCATTTTTGTTTTCAATAATATCATTTATTAAATGGGCCCTTTCATCCGATGTCAAACCACCTACATATCTAATTATATCGCATATTTCAAATGGGAATCTTTTTATCAGCACTTCCACATCAGGCGGCAATTTCCCAGCCATAATTATTAATGAATCTGGGTTAATTCCCAAAACTCTAGCTATTTTAGTTAATAAACGCACGGAAGGTGGCAGCATTTTATTTCTTTCAATAGCCGAAAGATAAGCCGCCGACATTTCCGCTTGATCCGCTAATGAGCGTAAAGACAATCCACGCTCTTTTCTTCTGAGCCTAATATAAGTTCCGGTATTCATCATACATCCCCCAGAAACATGTTTCTTTCTATCAGGCGTCGCCGCTTTAATCCTTTTAAAAAAGTACGGCCAGCATATACCCATCGAGGGAATTCATTGGCGGCCTCTTCTTTTTCTCCCCGATTCAATTTCCGCAAAAGCGTAGATGCTGCCAATTGTGGCAATCCTATATTATAGGCTAAAGAACATAAAGCCCCCCATTCGTGGTGCTTCAACTTTACCTTTACAATCCGCAGTAATCCGCGTTCTATATGATACATATCTCGTATCAATAATTCTTCGGCTCTACTCCGATTGATCGGCGGATGGTCATGATTGATAAGTCTGCCACTCGCTCCGTAAGTTGTGCCATATCCGATGGTATACACATTGGCAGAGCACTTATAAGGTCGTGCCGAAAATCCCTCAAAATGTTTGATAAGATCAATTGTCCATTGGCTGCACCGTAAGGGGAGTTTATTTTTTACTTGACTTGAGACCTCCAGACTGGCATCTTCTCCTAAGGGTCCCTCTGACGAAGGTTCATCATTAGGTTTGGCAAAGGAGACATCCCCTATCCCAGAATCCGGACGGCCACTGGGTTCCCTCTGATCTTCGGGTCCGATGGGCGCTAAAGAGCGAGAGATTGGCTCGTTAGAAGCTTCTTTAACCTGATGCCTAGCTGACGACTTTAGAGGCTGAAAGTGACTATCACCGTTTTTGGGACGTCCCTGGTGTTCATCGCGAGGGTCAGGTAGGGGCTGTTTATTTCTTTCCTTTTTTAATGATGCAACTTTTACCGGAGGGATTCCTTCGTTCCCCTCCTCTTTTCCCTCCTCTTTTCTCTCCTCTTTTCCATTCTCAGCAGAATGTCCCATTAGCAAACGCTGGCGCGCCAAAAACGCCGATGTCTCCGTCTTGGGCGGTTCGGGGTTTTTCCCCATTTTTTTTCTCTCCCCTTCCAACCCATAGAAAAAACCACCGACCACCCAAATAAATAAGCCCACCGATAATGCAACCCACGTTATTTCTAACGTGGGTACAAACAATTTAGTCATCGGTGACTACTTTATGCAGCGAATTACCAGCTAACATCTTTTGGATATAGCATTTCATCAGTAAGAATCCCCTCAAAATATTTCTCATTGATCGGAAATAGCACCGTAGCTCGCTCAATCCATGCCGACAAAAGGCGCTCTTTTTCTTCTTGTGCTACCGAATAATGAGCCAATTTAGCATTTGATATTTTTATGCTATTTACATTGACCCCTTTGTCAGAAGAAAAAACTCTATCTATGAAATCATTTAGTAGGGACGCCTTATCCTCTTTTGCCCAAATGTAAACAGTGGGCGATATAAGAAGTAAAGCATCTACTCCAGATGGAATGTATATTTTTGAATACTCCCATTCTTGACCTTCCTTCACATTGAAAGGGATTGCATTTCCTTTTAATTCCGCATTGTCTAACCGGAAACGGAACAATCTTTTGCCCTCATGAATAGTCATTGTTCTTTCCGCCTCGGTGCATGTCACACCATCAAGCAGATCAAAACCAAACCAACTTTCATTCAAAGGTTCTTGTGCTTTGACATAAGTCTCACTAGTTCCCGAGTTGTTAGTTTCATTGCTCATTTATCTTTCCTCTTGGGTTAGGTCCAACGGCGATTACGGTTAAATGACCGATTGCCGAAATAAAACATAATGATGGTCGAAAATATGCCTTGGGTACCTTCATTCCAAATTACTTGATACCATTCTAAGCTGACATATCCCAATCCGGCAAATATTGTCAACATCATTATCTCAATTACCAATAAATATGTAATGTTCGGTCTAACCATGGCCGCATAAGATGCAACAAATTTAGATGCCTTCCCTAACAATTCAGCATCATGACGCAAGGCATCCCGGTGCTCCTGAACGTCAGCAATTAATGCTGCTTGATCCAATTCTAACCCCTTTAAATCCAATGTTAAGTCTGCTGTTTGCTGACGATACTTCAATTGCAATTCCATTAATAGTATTTCCTGTCTTCCATCATGCCTCATCTTGAAAAGATCAAATAACGAGGGAAGCATAGAAGACAAAATCCCAATTAACGAACCAATCAAAGTAGTCATTTGCTATATTTCCATTTCCCGCGCGGGCTCATTTTTCTAACCTGCCCAACATCGAGAGCACTATTGAATCATCATACTTGAAATATTCATATTTCGCTATATTACGCGAAATAGTACTTAAAAACATCAAAGTTTTGAGAGAATCCTCAGGGATTATTACAGTCACATCCGCCATCTCTTGGGGCCCGGATTTGGCTATATTATCAAAAGCTTGCAAAATCTGTTCTAAATCTAGAGTAATGGGGTCACCATCTTTTTTCATCCTCACAGCACGGCATAGCCGCTTGAAAATATCGGCAAAAGATTTAGGAACACGCAATGATTTTCTGGTTTCTTTGAAAGCAAGTGTTTTAGGCATCTTCTTTCTCCCAATCAACAATGTTAAATACAGGCTTCATGTGTTTCATACCATGCTTAGCCATAAAAGGCTCAGATGAAAATAGAATAACAGGATGGTTTCCATTTTGTTCGGTTTCATAATAATTTACCACGCTCCGAATAACCCCTTGAACCGCACGCAATCCAGATCTGCTGGACGTACTAAATACATAGCGCAGGTATCTTTTATCCCTTGGCATCGCTAAAAAGCCCATTTGATCGCGCCATTCTCCCTCCTCACCTTCCGGGAATTCATCCCTTGATGGTAAGGGCGTATTTTCCATCAAAAATCGGCGCACTTGAGATTTTACTCTTCCATTCTCCCATAGAATGTATCCTTCAAAAAAGGATTTAGGAGATATGATACATTCACCTTCGGGCACAGGGTATCCATCGCTTGCGGTATACAATCCTGACCTACCGGAAAAAGAAAGGAAAATAGGCCTCGATTTCAATCTAGTCCTCTCATATTTTTTTAATGCAGCTAACACATTTGTTTTGTCCAATGGTGCCGCAGCATCTGCCCATGCGGAGGAGGGATGGGGTATTAATTCATTCGAGTTACTCATTTTCTTCTCTCTTTTTGAGTGTCACCCTATCATATGTGATGGGAGGTTTCATATAATCAGCACAAGAAACTCCATTCTCCATCATTTTGATTACATCAACTCCCCCGGATCGCTCGCATTTTGAATAAAATGCCACATAATCACCATTTTCAGATTCAGAAATTCCATAATTCCCACGCCCAAAACATTCAATAATCTTTTCGCGCGCGGTCGCCAAATCTGATTTAGCCCTTTTCATATTAAGGGATGCCCCGACAAGTTCATCGAGAAGCCCTTGTGGCATTTCAACTTTTTGCTTTTCTAACCCTTTTCTATTAGGGAAATGGCACTCTTGTGTAAATGGACAGAACGAACAATCGCAATCATCGTTCAATATCCCCTCTGCCGGGATCTCGTCTTGAGTTTTTGCACTAAACAGCCGTTTTGCCCTCTCTTCCAATTCATACAATTTGGAAAACGCATCTTTATACGTCAATTCATCAGTTTTAAACTCTAAGATTTTATCTAAATCACTGCAATCTACATATAACAACAATCCCCTCAATTTAGAAAGCTTATATCCAGGATAGGTTGTTTTGGCAAGCGTCATGTTTGCTGTTAATTGCTTTAAATGAGCTATGAATGGCCCTTGCGCGGCAACCGTTTTGAATCTATCCTGCGATAGGGACTTAATCTCTCCTATATAAACTTTGGATTCCCTATCTTTAATATCTCCATCATAAACAAAATCAGGATTTCCCGACAAGAGATTAGCGGCGTTTATTCTCAAATTTCCTCTTTCATCATCGAATAATATATTACCGCGTTTCCCGCCATTTATCTCATCAAGATACTTCTTTACATAAGATTCTATTATTACTCCACGCTTCGCCGCGCCAGAAATTTTCTCTATTCTATGCTGAGCTTCCTTGTTTGTATTCCCTATCTTTTCAAACCATAGCCGCCGTAAACATACCCCAGCTTCGCTGGAATTTAGAAATCTATCCCGGTCATATGTCCATTTCCGGGCTAAGCTAGCGGAATTTTCGATTATCATATCCTTTAAAATATTAGACAGACAAAATCCGATGGGGTTCACGGGTTTGCTCCGATTTCTGCATTGCGCATCCGCAGGATGTATGTATAGTAGGTACTCGAATCTTGTCTGTCAACAAAAAACTTAGGATTTTTTCGATGCTACTAGATCTCGCGCTTTCTGTTGCGGCCAGTGGATTTCCTGTTTTTCCTACCTGCAAAAAAATACCTGTCTGGTCAAACAAAGAGTTAGGTGTAGGGCCAAGCGAGGGAGGTTACAAAATCGCAACAGTCAATCCCGACCAAATTCGTAGGCTTTTTGACCATCCCCGCGCTACCGACGTTGCTGTCCCCACCGGCGAGGCTAGCGGTTTGCTTTGTGTCGATGTCGATACTTACAAAGGCACCACCGCAGATTGGGTGCGCAACCATTACCATTTGCTAAAGGATGCGCGAATACATACTACAGCCAATGGGGGAACCCATTATATTTTCAAACATCCTAAAGGCATTACTTTTCCAGCTGCCCCTCCGGGAAGTAAAGGAATCGATATTAAAACAAATGGCGGTTATATTTGCTGGGCAGGTTCAAAAGGATATGCTGCTTTAATAGATAAAGAACCTCCCGAAATATCACAAGAATTAATTCTAATTCTACAAGGCTCTAAAACCAACAATTCAGAAGCCGATGCCATGCCATCGCGCTTCAACCTAGACGAATTCGAACAAAAAATAAAATCCGCGACCTCTCTTTATCCGTCGCTCCGCGCTATCGCTTTATCCCTTGCTAACTTTCAAATACCATTTAATGATATTATAGAATATTTGCGCGGCTTAATGAGAGAATCGGTGGCCGCCAACCCTTCCCATTCGCGTCATACGGATTGGTTAAATCGATTTTCTAAAATACCAACTCTTGCCTTATCGGCAGTTCGCAAATGTAAAACCGAACCCAGTAATGAATCAAAAGAAAATCTCAACAATCAAACCAAACTTTCACCAGTTAAAATTAATTCATTTGAGGATTTAGCTACCGATCCTATTGAATGGTTAGTACCCGCTATCATTCCGCAAGGAGGCACGATTGGCCTTGCGGGCGCGTCCGGAGTCGGTAAAACCCGTTGGCTTACCGCTTTAGCAATCTGTGCCGCTACACGGAGTTTTGAAAATATGGGATTTCCTAATGCTGAAATTGGACATCCGGTGCTTTGGATAGCAAATGAAGAAAGAGTAGATGATCTGAAAAGACGAATAAATGCGTTTGCTCTCCATTATAATATATCAACTATTAATAATATATCTTTAATCGGCAAAGAGTCGGGCGGAGTGAAAATCGCATCTTCTAAACATCAAAAAGTTATATTGGAATATGACCGACTTACGGAAATAGCCGATTATATTAATGAGAACAATTGCAAATTATTAATTCTTGATCCATATGTATCGCTATCTGCCGGAGTTAGCGAGAATAACGCCGAAAGCGTATCAATGCTGAGAGATGCTTTTAATTATATTACAGGTCAAACCAATTGTTCTATCGTCTTTGCCCACCATACCCCTAAACGCGAAACATCGAAAAAACCAAATTGGTATAGTGGAATGGAAACCGCATTTCGCGGCTCAAGTGACATATTCGCACAACTGGATGTGGCGTTCACTATCGCGCCTTGGTTCCCTGAACCTGAAAATGAAAATGAATATGATGAATGGATTAAAAATTATCAAGAATTAAATCTTTCAAGGTTTATTACCTTAAATGCAGTGAAAATGCGAGAGGGTATCCCTCCAAAACCGATTATCTACGAAATCTGCAGCCAGATTATAGGAAATTCGGAGCGAATCGGGTTTTGCAAATTGAGCACAGAAAAAAAGGCTTTTGCTGCTCTAAATCAAGAAAACAACAAAGATTTCCGAAGGTTTTCGATTGCTTCAACTCTAATCAACGCATTAGGAATTGGCACTCACAAAAACGCAACTCAAATTTATAATATAATCAAACATTTACCGTATGTTCCCGAAACTTCCTTTAAATCGAATGGCAGCATTCGGGTAAGAGGAGCACTTGCGCATTTTTTCCAAAGTTTCCAGAGCCCTATCCAAGTTGGCAAAGTAACTTTAGAAATTCGATATTTATCGGAGGAGCGAACCTGGGCAGCAATTGTAAAGCAGCTGTAACCCATTGTTTTTATTGGGACCACTTTTTTGAGCCCTAGTGGTCCCAAATTGTAAGTTGTTGATTTTCTCAGGGATTGACATTAATCCCCGAAACCCCTATACTCCCCATCCCCCTTAGGGGATGGGAGTTAGGGGTTTCGGGGTAATGGGTAATCCCTTCCCCAAGGGTCGGAAATCCGAGAGGCACGTACTTTCAACCCCGAAGGGGCCCGCTCGAAGGGCTGCAGGCCATCGACACCGTTAAATCAAAGTGGTGATATGAATGATGTATTACTTACCAAAAGATGATGATTTTCCATTTAAGTTAAAAACCCTTCGGAAGGAAAGAGGATTAACCCAATTTGAACTGGCAAGAAAAGCGGGGTTACATTTGTGGGTTATTCAACGGTTTGAGTCGGGTGAAAGACTCCCTTCACTTTATACTCTTCAAAATTTGGCACGCATCCTTAAAGTATCAATTGATGACATATACAGAAATCCTTTACCTGATAATATTCTATCTGATACAGGTAAGCACATTTCTTAATGAGAATGTATGAAGACTTCCCGGAGCGAAAATGGAAAATAAGTATCCGCAATTCCCGCAACGATTGCGCTCCCTTAGAGATGAGCGTAATATGACTATAGATGATTTGTCAGAAGTATCTGGCATTCTTCCATCTGTTCTTGTGTCATTCGAGAATAACAGTCATATCCCCACTCATATCTCACTTCGATTGTTGAGCATGACTTTTGATGTGGGGATTAAGGAATTAACCGGAGAAAATGAGGCGCAGAAATGATAACAATTGGCATTGATCCGGGCATAACAGGAGGAATTGCTGTATTGGATGGTATGAAATTATGGAGAGCAAAGCGAATTCCAACTTCTATATTGGCAGGAAAAAAGATAATTAATGCTAATGAAGTTTCTACTTTTTGTCTGACTCAGAACCCAGATTTGTTTGTTATTGAAAAGGGTATTCCTATGCCCGGACAAAGTTCAGTGGCCACGTTTTCTTCGGGATTAAATATGGGTATCCTGGCAGCTATTTCACAATTAATGCAGGTTCCTACTCTTTGGGTTCATCCCCGAACATGGAAATCCTTTTTTAGGATTGGAAGCAATAAACGTGAGAGTTTGAATTTTGCGTCTCAATCTTTCGGGGCTGACGATATTTTCAAATGGTCTATTATGGCTAATAATGGAATTGCTGAGGCGGCATTGCTAGCTTTGTGGGCTGTTCAGAAGGGGAAGGGGTCATTCTCTAAAAGCGAAAGAAGCGTGAGAGAATGCACCAAAAAAAACTGGCTTTCGTTGGCCGATCAGCGTTAAAGGCACAAACCAGACGCGCAGGCGAAATTCTTCCACATTTAAGAGAATAAAACGTGAGATCCTCCCCTAATTTAAGGAGGGGAAGGATGGGATTTTACTAGATTTCCGCTAAGCGGTTTCTAGACAAGAAATCGCCTGCAGGCCTTCCGTGGCCTAGGAGAGCTCTAGATGAGAGCAGCTTCTAATTTCTGGATATACTGATCGATTTCGTACCGAAGATGCTTTAGATCGTGGCTGATGGTGTTTTGGGCGACCTCAGACTTCGGGTTGAAAGCCATCTTGAGCCGGATCTTGTCCTCCAATTTGACTTTCGCTCCTATATACTTTGCCCATTCGAGCAGTCGGGATTTATCCTTCGCTAACCGTATCAAAGGGAGATCGGAACGGCTTTCTAACTCTTTACGCATTTGGCGGGTTTCGATCAGGACGGCTTTTTTTGTCAGTTTCATTTGTGAGGGCCTCCGGGGCCAGTTGTTTTCTCAGTCGATGGGTATAGTCTACCTGTGGGCTCTCTTCCTGTCAAGGACTTTTTGCGGATTTTCTCTGATTTTTTTTCGGATTTTTTCTTAACAAAAGCAGATCCGGTCTGCTCCCTGCGCTCGCCCGAGGGCGATTCGGACTATCGCTGGCTCTGACGTGACAGTAAGGGGTCCAACCCCAGACGGTCTATAATCCTATCCAAGAGCACTGACATAGGAATATTGTATTTTTTAGAATATATGTGGAGTACGTTTAAGCAAACTTGCCGCTTCCCGCTTTCGAGGCGAGATACGTAAACAGGCAAAATTCCAAGGTGTCGGCTAGCATCCGCCGCAGAATGTCCATATTGTAGGCGTAAATCTCTTAATACATCGCCTGCGCCCGACCAATTCAGCTTGGGTACATTCATTTTTTATCCTCAATTTGTCAACAAACTTTACGGGCTTTATCTGCTCTTCTTTCGGACTTTCCCTTGACAAATACACATCCTGCCTGCTAAACTGTACCCATCAGTTTAGAGGAACTCCTTGAAAAGAGAGAACACGAAAATGAAAAATCCCATACGAGAGGTTGTGAACCTAGTTTCATCCATAATGTGGTACCTGGAGACCCACTCTAGATGGGATGCGTCCCCAGACGATGATGAGAAGGCATTGATGACACTCCACAAAGCAGGTCTTCTACAGCGTAACAGTGGAAGCGGCTTACATGTTACAAAACGGGATTTTGTGGCATGGATTTCTAGCCGGGCTCTGAATTTAGCCCTCCTAGACGAAGAGCACTATGACGCACACCACAATGCGAGGCAAGAAAAATGAAAGAAAAACCCGATACACATCCTAATGCTTTTCTTCTCAACAGGTACCTACGCGATCTTATTTCCTACATATGGACTACTGACATGGATTGGACATCTGATTGGGATAGGGGCTTAGGTGAGATCGAAGAGGAAGTACTCCACAACTCCGGATTGTTACAACAGGATGCCGAAGGAAAGTTCTTTTGTGGAAAGGAAGACGTGATCGACTGGATGGTTAAGCACATGATCGATTCCTAGGATCGATTGGCGGCCACGGAAGGCCCTAGAAATCCAATCTCAAAAGAGGGTAAAGCCAATGGCTGAAAAAGCACTCAGCGCCGAAGGCGACTTCCGCCAGGTATACACCGAAAAGGGAAATGACTTCGGCGCTGAAAATCTACAAACCTTGATTGAGATCGGGTTCCTCTATGTCGGAGATGAGGGGGCGAATTCCATCTAGCGCGAGTCTCCAGTCGCCACATTATGGATGTGGCCACGCTCACAACTTCGAATACGGGATTTTTCATTTTCTTTTCTTTATTTGGGTTATTTCGAAAGCGTGGATATAGATTACTTTGTTGTTTTGTTTTGTCAACAAATTTTGCTCCGTGCCCTGGCCTGGCCGATGGGAATACCTCCTCCGTGCGCTATTCGCATTCGGTAGCTAAAAGCTGCAAAAAAGCGTTGACAGATCGAAAACACATGGTATCATGTACCCATAGTCAGGGAGCAGAGACCGGCAGGGAAGCCGCCAACAACCAAAGAGAGAAAAGAAATGACAGAACTCGACAAGACCAACCTCAGAGATGCCAACCTGAAAGGAAAGGATCTGACCAAGGTAGACCTGACCGATGCTGACCTGACCGACGCTGACCTGACCGACGCTGACCTGACCGACGCTGACCTGACCGACGCTGACCTGA